ATAGAAGTTAGTGTATAATTACATTTTTACTAGGAGTAAGTATGGCTATAAGAAAACCGCAAATAAGCACAGATAAATTGGCATGGCGCTTTGAGCCTCCTGCCAAAACAGTTGTCTATAGAGAAGTAGACGTCAAGTATGTCGGCGACGAACCCACTTACCCCAGTCTAGAAGAACAGCAGGCCTGGACTGACAGCGAGTATCGCACACAGGTCATGCGCTCACTTAATTGGTATGCTCACACACAAGACAAAAAGAAAAGCGCAGACTGGCTAAGCCAGTTCCTTGCCCGTAATCCACGTCGCCAAAAAATAGCAGACAGCGTTAAACGTGGCGACATTTGGCCCGGACCCACAGTTGGCTTTGCACTAAGAGCAGGTCGTGTTGGACTAGCACTACGTTTTGGCACACTACGTACTCTTGTTAAACAACTTAAACAAGCAGACAAAGGCATTGACACTTCCACACAAGTTGTAGAAGTTGTAGTAGATGACAAGCCAAAGTTTAACATACAAGAACGCATGGCAGAAAAGACCTCAGAGTTCCTAGGAGAACTGGAAGGTCGCTTTGATGACTTTACCGCAGAGTTTAAAGGCGAGCCCAAGCTAGTTGAGTTGATGACACAAATGAATGTGCCAGCCGTACAAGTTAAAACGGTAACAGAGTTCATCAGCAAAAAGATCTCAGAGTTTGAAGAAGTCAACTCTAGTAAAGACAGTCAAGTATTGGAAGCATACAAGCATTTAGGTAAGCGTCAAATTACTGCTATTGTTAAATGGTGGACACAGGCATTGTCGGATGCCAACAGTTACAATGTAGTTAAGAAAGCCAGCAAGGCTCCACGTAAGAAAAAAGCAGTACTGCCAGAAAAGGTAGTGGCTAAATTAAAATACGCAAAAGAGTTTAAAGAGTTAAGTCTTAAAAGTGCGGACCCGACTACAATCCTCACAGCACAAGAACTGTGGGTCTACAATACTAAGACACGCAAGCTGGGTATCTACATTGTAGACCAATATGCAGGCGCATTAACAGTTAAGAACAGTTCTATTCTAGGCTTTGATGCCGCGGCAAGTGTGCAAAAGACGCTACGCAAACCAAAAGAACAGATTAAAGAGTTTAGTGCCAACGGCAAGCCGGCCGCTAAGAAATGGTTTAAAGGAATTAAAAGCACAGAGATCAAACTTAACGGACGCATAAGTACTGATGTAATTTTGTTAAAGGTATACAAATGAAATACTTAATTTTAGTTTTAGCATTATCGCTGACTGCCTGTGGAGGCTCTTCGAGTACTCCACAATCTAATCCTTTTCAAGAAGTGTTGGGAAAACCGCTGCCTGAACAACCTGTTGCACCTGCACCAACTGATCCGTTTGCTCCTGTGTTAAAAAAGAATGGTGGCTAATATGAAATACATTACTGAATTATTTTTAGCGTTAGTAACTTTTTTATCTCCGGCTGTTTATGCCGCAGATATTTATAATCACGTAAACAATCAATTAACAATTCCGGCAGTAGTGTTGGGAGATACAATTTATCGTGATGTTGTTATTACAGTTGGTCCTATATTAACTGTAGGCGGATCTAATCAAGATTCTAAATATGTTCCTAAACCTAGCACAACCTTTGATTCTTATGATCCTTATAAGAACCAATTAACTATTCCTAATGTAAATGCTTATGGTTTTGTATATTATGATGTTGTTATTAATGTTGGAACAGTATTATCAGTAGGATCATCGTCCCCATTACAAACTATTACTTTATATAAAACATCTTACGAAAATGCAAAATTGCAGAATATTCCTAGATTAAATATTGCTAATCCTGATAATTATACATCAGCATGGGCCGCTGGAAATTTCTTTGGAGATAACAAAATGGCTGTTATGTTATCCAAAGGAAATACATTTAATTGTTATACTCCTAATGGCATTGATCCTAAGTGTTTAGGACTAGCACCAATGTACATTAAAGATGAATATCGAGCAGAGTTTCAGTTTTTTAAATTGTCTGCTAACGGCAATCTAGAAGCCACTACTACAAAAATAGCCGGATGCCTTACCCCAAGAAAAGCTATTGTTGCTGATTTTAATAATGATGGACATCCTGATATATTTGTTGCATGTCACGGCTGGGATATGGAAGTAAATGGTAAATGGCCAGGTGAAATTAATAAATTATTATTAAATGATTCTAAAGGTCAAGGCAAATTTACAGTAACTGATGTGGGCACAACTACTAATAATTATTATCATGGCGCCGCCGCCGCTGACGTAAATGGTGATGGCTGGGTTGATATTGTTATTACGGATAGTTTTAGAAGTCCTGGCAATAATATCACAGTATTAATTAATCAAAAAAACGGTACGTTCCAATTTGATAATAATAGAATTTTTGGACAGGAGAAAAGTCCGTACTATTCTGTGGAACTTGTAGATGTTGATGGAGACGGAATCATTGATATAATTGCTGGAGGCCATGAATCCCCCATGGGAGAAGCTGAAACTGTTATTCTGTATGGTAACTCTAACAAAACATTCGGAACTCGCAAGAAAGTTATTCCAGCAATCTTTACAGGCCCTGTTGCTCTTGATTTTACTGTATTATCTAATACAAAGGCAGAAAAAATATTATATATTACACGCTCAAACTACTCAAACAGCGTTTTACAGTCATATAATTTAACTACTAATATTTCTTCTGTAGTTTATAATCAAGCAGTCAAATGGATTGAATGGTGGTTACCTCAGACTAAAAACGGCGTTACTGGCATAGTTCCTTATGCTACTAAAAATCCAGACGTGTTTATCCTTGTACAATAATTAAACATTTATTAAACCTAATCTCCCGCTAAATATACATAACGGGAGATTTTCTTATGAGCGTCAAAGACGATTTAATCAGTGAAATAGAATTACGCCTAGGTGGCGGCATGGTAGATGTTGAATTGGATTCAGCACACTACGAACTTGCCATTAATAAAGCCCTGCGTAAATATCGTCAGCGTGGCGGAAGATCTGTTATAGAAAAGTTCCTTAAACTAAACATTTACATGGAACAACAAGAATATCAACTGCCACTGCAAGTAGTTAATGTTCGTGATGTGTTTTTGCGCCACACAGGTTCTACAGGCATTAGCAGTAGCGGCGTTGACTTCGAACCATTCAACACAATGTACTTGAGTAATATGCTGATGCAGAGTAACACGAACTTCTCGGGACTGTTAAACTATGAATTGTATGCAGATCGTAGAGAATTGATGGCACGTATGTTTGGTGCCTATTGCACATTTACTTGGAACCTAGCAGATCATAAACTTATGATTCATCGTAAATTTAGGGCAGATGATGAAATATATATTTGGGCATTTGTTGAAAAAGCAGATGATGATTTATTAAATGACGTTTACTGCGGTCCTTGGATCAAAGACTATGCCATGGCACAGGCTAAATTCATATTGGGTGAAGCACGTAGTAAGTTTAGCACTATCGCAGGTCCACAAGGTGGCACAAGTTTAAATGGTGACAATTTGAAATCAGAAGCAGCCGCCGACATGGAAAAGTTGGAAGAAGACTTAAAACTGTATGTAGACGGCAGTGACCCAATGGGGTTTATTTTTGGATAAGGACAAACTACGTAAACTTGCCGGCATTGATAAAAATGCCCCTAGTCCTATCACTGGAGAGATTGGCACCGACAAAGGTGAGTACATGCGTAAGAACAACATTCGTCCAGGCACCGATGAATGGTTTAAGTTATGGTTTGCCAGACCAAAATTAACTGGCGAAAATCCCACTCCTAAAAAGTAAAATACCGTTGACAAATAGATTTGTTTGCTATATACTAGCACTATGAATATATATTTAGACATGGATGATGTAGTAGCAGACTGGATGGCAACTGCTAGAGAAATGGTCAAACGTGACTGGAACTATGGAGAACGTATTCCTGACAGCGACTGGCAAAAACTTCAAACAAAACAACGGTTCTATCGCAACCTTCCTAAAAAGCCAGGTGCAGATGAACTAGTACAATGGTGCAGAGACTACAGAGATAGAACTGGCTCGGGTTTATTCTTTCTAACAGCACTACCCCATGACTACACAATGCCCTTTGCCGCCAATGATAAAGTATGGTGGGCACACGAACACTATCCTGATATTACAGTATTCTTTGGACCGTTCAGCTACGACAAATGGCGTCACTGTAAACCTGGCGATGTTCTAATAGATGACAGAACAAGTAACTGCGACGAATGGTATCGTGCCGGCGGACTAGCACACATTTATAGACAATGGCCCGAATGTAAAATCTGGTTAGAGGAGACATTAAAATGATTATAGGTGTATGTGGTTTTATAGGCAGTGGCAAAGACACCATTGCTGACTATCTAGTTAATGTTCACGGCTTTCGTCGTGAAAGTTTTGCTAATACATTAAAAGATGCAGTAGCCGCAGTATTCGGCTGGGATAGAGTTATGTTAGAAGGACGTACTAAAGAAGCACGTGAATGGAGAGAGCAAGTAGATCCATGGTGGAGTCAGCGATTGAATATGCCCAATTTAACACCGCGTTGGATATTGCAGTACTGGGGCACGGAAGTGTGCAGACGAGGCTTTCATGACGACATTTGGATTGCCAGCGTAGAGAATAAATTGCGTAGAAGCAAAGACAATATTGTTA